CACAAGTAGCTAGTATATTTAAAAAAGGTAAAGATGCCATTAGAAGAGGAAATAAAAAAAGACGTACGTAAATGGTCTGAACATTTTTTAGAAATACCTAATAAACACTTAGGTGGTTTTCCTGCGTGTCCGTTTGCATCTAAGGCGTGGGCGGATAACAAGGTCGATATCCAGTTTAAATACGATGGCGATCCGACTTCTATCTACACTACCCTCGCACAGTATGATGATGACTACGAGTTAATTATCGTAGTGGATTTTGATTATGATGTAGACGCATACAGGTTTCATACTTATCTGGAAGGGTTGAACGAATGTATATCGGCTGATTTCTTTGGAGATAGGGATTTGTATGTGATGGGGTTTCACCCAGAGGACGATACAAATCAGATTTTGGATGACGGAAACTTTGAAACCGATATAGACGAAGTGTATGCCATGATATTTGTACAACGGTTAAGCCTGTTGTGTAAGGCTTCTGAAAAACTGATGAGTAAGGGGTATTACAATCGGGATGCAGGTAACTACGAAATACAGGATATTATGAAACGAAGGAACGAGCTATACAGGAGGATACATCCGAATGGCACTTAAAAAGTCCCAACGTAGTTTAAAGGCTTGGGGAAAACAGAAATGGCGTACCAAGTCAGGTAAAAAATCTTCAGAGACAGGGGAACGGTATTTACCTGAGAAAGCAATAAAAGCTCTTTCTGCCAAGGAATATGCAGCGACTACCAAAGCAAAACGAAAAGCTAAAGCCCAAGGTAAACAAGTTGCAAAACAACCCAAGAAAATTGCAAAGAAAACTAGGAAGTACCGTAAGGTTAAGTAATGAGTGCAACGGCTGAACAAACCCGCCCGTATAACAAGACCAGTACGCTTGCGCCCAAGCTATCCGCAGATGATCTCAATAACTTAGCGTCCATAATTCCTAAGTTATCTGAAAAAGAACAGATTCTCTTATTAAAAGAACTTACTGACTTTGAAGAGCTATTAAGTAAAGAAACAGCACAGAAAGACTTTTTGGAGTTTGTAAAAAAGATGTGGCCTGAGTTTATTTCAGGTAGGCATCACGCAAAAATGGCGAAAGCCTTTGAGAGGGTAGCCAACGGGGAGTGTAAACGGCTGATTATTAATATGCCGCCACGACATACCAAGTCAGAATTTGCGTCTTATCTGCTTCCAGCGTGGTTTTTAGGCAAGTTTCCGCAGAAAAAAGTCATACAAACCTCCCATACAGCCGAATTAGCGGTAGGTTTTGGTCGGAAAGTACGTAATTTAGTAGGGAAAGAGGAATATACGGACATTTTTCCCAATACATCCCTGCAAGCTGACTCAAAAGCAGCCGGAAGATGGAACACATCGAAGGGCGGGGACTACTTTGCTATCGGGGTAGGCGGTGCGGTGACAGGTAAAGGGGCGGATTTGCTTATTATTGACGACCCACACAGTGAACAAGAGGCTACATTGGCCGAACATAGCCCTGAAATTTACGATAAAGTCCATGAATGGTACACATCTGGCCCCCGTCAGCGTCTACAACCGGGGGGAGCTATCGTGATCGTGATGACACGGTGGAGTAAACGGGATTTAACGGGTCAGGTAGTCAAATCAGCCATGCAAAGGGACGGGGAAGAGTGGGAAATCATTGAATTTCCTGCAATTATGCCCTCTGGCAACGCACTTTGGCCTGAATTTTGGTCATTAGACGAATTAAGTGTGTTAAGGAACGAATTACCCCACGCTAAATGGATGGCACAGTACCAGCAAGACCCGACTTCGGAAGTCAGTGCTATTGTGAAGCGGGATTGGTGGCAATGCTGGGAGGGAGAGAATCCTCCGATGTGTGATTTTGTTTTAATGTCGTGGGATACGGCATTTGAAAAGAATAATCGGGCTGACTACAGTGCCTGTACCGTATGGGGTGTGTTTTATCAGGCGGGTCAACCTGCGGTAGAGATAGAAAACGAAACTGAAGAGCAACGGGTTAAGTTACAGCAGGGATTACCACAGGCAAACATTATTTTATTAAACGCTTACCGTGACAGGCTAGAGTTTCCTGAATTAAAACGGGTGGTTATGGAAGAGTATAAACAATGGGAACCGGATAGTGTAATTATAGAAAAGAAAGCGAGCGGTGCGCCATTGATTTATGAATTACGGTCAATGGGTATTCCGGTACAAGAGTTTACACCGACTAAAGGGAACGATAAGATTAGCCGCTTAAATGCTGTGTCGGATATTTTTGCATCAGGGAGGGTATGGCATCCACCAACCAGATGGGCGGAAGAAGTTATCGAAGAGATTGCAAGTTTTCCTGCGGGGGAACATGATGACTACGTGGACTCCACATCAATGGCGTTAATGAGATTTAGAAAAGGGGGGTACATTCGTACATCAATGGATGAACCCGATGATTACTACGATACAAAAGAGTATCGTTCATATAGACAGTACACGAACAAAGCATCTTACTATTGAGGTAAGCAATTATGGCGAATAAAAATATGCCCGAATTAGAAATCGTACTTCCTGATGGAAGACCTGTTGCAGAACTTGAGAACGAAGGTGACTCGGCAACAATTATGGAGTTTGAAAAAACACCTGACGGTGGGTTAGCTTCAGTCATGGAAATAGAACTAATCGAAAAAGAAGATCCGTTTTATGACAACCTTGCCGAAGATATGGATGAAGATTTGTTGACTGAAATAGCTTCAGGTTTGATGGAAGATTTTGAAGGGGATCTTAGCGCACGTAAAGATTGGCTACAAACCTATGCAGACGGTATGGAATTGCTAGGGCTTAAAATAGAAGACCGTACTGAGCCGTGGTCAGGAGCGTGTGGCGTTTATCATCCGTTGTTATCAGAAGCGTTAGTAAAGTTTCAATCAGAAACCGTTATGGAAACTTTACCTGCGGGTGGCCCTGTTAAAACAAAAATTATTGGGAAAGAAACAGAAGAGAACCAAGCCGCAGCCGTTAATGTCGCTGCGAATATGAATTACTATATTCAGGAAAAAATGCCTGAGTATCGTGCAGAGCATGAACGGATGTTGTGGGGTTTAGGTCTTGCAGGTAATGCGTTTAAGAAAGTGTATTATGATCCATCTACTGATCGCCCTGCATCTATTTATATTCCTGCGGAAGACATGGTTGTACCATATGGCGCAAGTAGTCTGGATGATGCGGAACGTGTTACGCACGTTATGCGTAAAACAGAAAATGAAGTGCGTAAACTGCAAGTGTCTGGGTTTTACAAAGATGTAGAATTAGACAGTCCTGAAGGCGGATATCTAGATGAAATAGAGAAGAAAATAGCAGAAAACATGGGGTTTAGCGCATCTTCTGATGACCGATACAAAATCCTTGAGTTTCATGTAGACCTTGATATATCAGGTTATGAAGACAAGGATGAGAAAGGAAAAATTACAGGTATTGCTTTACCCTATATTGTAACGATAGAACGCACATCAAACACGGTGTTAGCAGTAAGACGTAATTGGTTGGAAGACGATAAACAAAAATTAAAACGTCAACACTTTGTTCACTATCCGTACATTCCGGGGTTTGGGTTTTATGCCTTCGGGTTGGTTCACTTGTTAGGTTCCTTCGCTAAATCAGGTACATCATTAATTAGACAACTAGTAGACGCAGGAACACTAGCAAACCTACCCGGAGGTTTTAAAACCAAAGGGATGCGTGTTAAAGGAGATGACACTCCCATACAACCCGCAGAGTTTCGTGATGTAGATATACCAAGTGGTTCGTTGAAAGAAAACATCATGCCGTTGCCTTACAAAGAACCCAGTCAGGTTTTGTATAATTTAATGCAAAGTATTGTTGAAGAAGGTAGACGGTTTGCTTCTATTGCTGATTTAAAAATTAGTGATATGTCTTCGCAGTCTCCTGTAGGTACAACGCTTGCTATACTTGAACGTACACTGAAAGTTATGTCAGCAGTACAGTCTCGTGTTTATGCAGCAATGAAACAAGAGTTTCAGTTGCTCGCAAAAATTATTAAAGATGACACACCCAGTTCATATGCGTATGAACCAAGCAAAGGCACACCACAAGTTAAACGTGCTGACTATGATATGGTTGAAGTGATTCCTGTTGCGAATCCTAACTCATCAACAATGGCACAGAAAGTTGTGCAGTACCAAACAGTAATGCAGCTTGCAGCAAGTGCGCCACAAATCTATGACGTTCCAGAACTACACAAACAGATGCTGGATACAATTGGAATAGAAAACATAGATAAAATAATTCCATCGGAAGAAAAACAGAAACCAACTGATCCAGTTTCTGAAAACATGGATATATTAACGGGCAAACCTGTTAAAGCATTTATCTATCAGGATCACGAAGCACATATCCAAGTTCATATGAACGCAGCACAAGATCCTTACATTGCACAGATGATGGCACAAAACCCTAATGCCCAAGCTGTTGCCGCAGCAGGACAAGCACACGTTGCAGAACACGTTGCGTTCCTGTATCGAGCTAAAGTTGAAGCAGAACTTGGTGTACCGCTACCAAAACCAGATGAAGCATTGCCAGAAAATGTTGAAGTAGAATTATCACGGTTGGTCGCAAAAGCATCAGAACAATTGTTACAAAAGAATCAAGCGCAAGTACAACAGGAAGAAGCAGCGCAACAAGCACAAGATCCGGTTGTTCAAATCCAACAACAAGAAATGCAGCTTAAAGAACAAGAATTACAACGTAAGGCAACTAAAGACCAAACAGATGCTCAACTTAAACAAGCTCAGTTAGAGTTAGAAGCTGCCCGTATCCAATCTCAAGAAAAACAATCAACTGCTAAAATATTAGCTGATGCAGCTAAAGAAGATGAAATTTTAAAAGTTAAACAAGCTATAGAGGGAGCTAAATTAGGGTTGGATTTAAATGAAAAATTATCAGGCATGGTAGATAAAACGCCAGAAGAAGGGGGTTAGATGGACGCATATCAGTTGGTAGTAGATGAAATTGATACCAAACATAATATTTTACTTCAAAAGCTAAGTAGTGGTAGTATTCAGGATTATTCCGAATATAAATACATATGCGGGGTAATAAATGGTTTACTTTCAATGAAAGAATATCTACAAGACTTACAAAAAAGGTTTGCAGAAAATGAATGATACAGCAGAAATAACTGATTTAGATGAGAAAAAAGCTACACAACTACCTAAACCACAGGGATATCATATCCTTTGCGCGGTTCCTGATATAGAAGACAAGTTTGATAGTGGGTTAATAAAAGCTAATGAAACCCAGAAAAACGAAGAAATCTTGGCAACCGTACTATTTGTAGTGGAATTAGGCCCAGATTGTTACCAAGATACTAACAAATTCCCCACAGGCCCGTGGTGTAAAAAAGGTGATTTTGTACTTGTAAGACCCCATACAGGCACACGAATACATATTCACGGTAAGGCTTTCAGGATTATAAATGATGATTCTGTAGAAGCCGTAGTAGAAGACCCCAGAGGTATTCAAAGACAATAATTTCTTTTAAAATCAAGAGGATATAGAGATGCCACAAACCGCATTAGAAGATACTGAAAGTAACGAAAGTGTTATTGATGCACCGCAACAAGAAGAAAGTTCTGAACTTGAAATAGAAATTGTAGATGACACGCCTGAAGAAGATCAGGGGCGGGAGGCTATGCCAGAGGAAATTGTTGAAAATCTTGAAAAAGATGAATTAGACGAGTATTCCAAGGAAAAAGGCAAGCAATTAAAAAAAGTTTGGAATGATGAAAGAAGGGCCAAAGAAGCAGCGTTAAAAGAACGGGATCACGCTACAAAATTAGCAAAACAAGCCTTAGAAGAAAATAAACTATTAAGACAGCATTTATCTGAAGGTGAAAAAGTCTTAATGGATAACTCCAAAAGTAGCGCAGAACATGAATTAGCTTTAGCTAAGAAAACCTTTAAAGATGCGTATGATGCAGGAGATGCAGATGCGGTAGCAGAAGCTAGTGAAAAACTAGCGGCTGCTAAGTTAAATCTTCAAAATGCAGAAGCCTACACACCGCAATATTCAGAAGAGGCTTTACAAGCGCAAGAAGATAGTGTAAATAAAGAATCAGAACGATTGGATCAATACCAACAGCCTCAAGCAGATGCAAAGGCGTTAGCGTGGCAAGAGCGCAACAAAAGTTGGTGGGGAGTTGATCGTGCGATGACAAGTTTGGCGTTTGGTACACACGAGCAGTTAGTAGCTGCGGGGGTTGACCCAACATCAGACCAGTATTATGAAAGCATCGACAAAGAGATGCGAACAAGATTTCCTGAAAAGTTTGAGCAGGAAGCAGAAGAAACACCTTCTACAAACGGAAGTGGAGAACAGGCACAAAAAACTGTCGTTTCTCCTGCAAAACGTAGCACTAGCTCTAAACGAGTAGTGTTAAAGGAATCAGAAGTTAGAGTGGCTGCAAGATTAGGACTTACTCCTGAACAGTATGCCCGCTCAAAAATGGAATTGGAGGGCTAGACGATGGAAAACACTAAAACAGGACGGGCTGGGAACACGAGAGCTACTGTTTCCCGTGAAACACAGAAACGTCCAAAACAGTGGACTCCACCTGAATTGTTACCCGAAATTAACAAGGAAGAGGGAAAATCCTATCGTTTTGTCCGTGTAAGTTCTATGGGTCAAAATGATCCACAGAATGTATCATCCAAATTCCGTGAAGGGTGGGAACCTGTAAAAGCATCAGAACATCCTGAAGCATTTACAATGCCTGATCCAAACAGTCAATTTAAAGATTCCATAGAGATAGGTGGGCTGCTTCTCTGCAAAACTGATGAAGAGCTTACTCAACAGAGAGATGAGTATATTGCTGGACGAACCCAACAAAATACAGAGTCTGTCGATAATAATTATATGCGCGAAGATGATCCTCGTATGCCGCTATTTAAAAATAAATCTACGAAAGTAACTTTTGGTAGTGGTGGAGGAAAAGGCGCATAGGCATTAACTTTCTGTTAAGTGAGGAATTTAAACTATGGCTTATCCAACGGTAGATGCCCCATATGGTTTAAAGCCGATCAACTTGATCGGAGGACAACCTTATGCGGGTTCAACACGGCAGATAACAATAGCTTCGGGCTACGCCACAAATATCTTTTGCGGGGATGTCGTTAAGCGAGTAGCTGACGGTACTCTCGAAAAAGATACAGGCACTAGCACGACTGCTACTACTGGCGTAATTGGTGTTTTCATGGGCTGTACTTATACAGACCCCGGATCAAACACTAAAACTTTTAAACAATATTGGCCCGCAAGCACAGTAGCGTCTGATGCAAAGGCTTATGTTGTTGATGATCCTGATGCACTATTTAAAGTGGCGGTTGTATCATCTAGTACTACTATTGCTGGTACTGGATATACGTCAATCGGCAACAATGCTGCATTAGTACAAAACGCAGGTAGCACTACTACTGGCAACTCTAAAGTTGCTATTAATGGTATTGCTACTACATTAACCTTACCTATGCGAATCATTGATGTAGTTGAAGAAACTGCTGATAGCGATGGTAATTACACAGAAGTAATCGTTAAGTGGAACGCACCTTATGAAGATAGTAATATCGCTAAAGGTGGTCACGCTTATATGGTTGCTACTGGCCTATAAGGAGGATTAAATAATGGCTATAAGTAGAGCGCAATTATTAAAAGAACTCCTCCCCGGCCTCAATGCTCTTTTTGGGCTTGAGTACAATCGTTATGGTGAGGAACACAAAGAAATTTTCGAGCAAGAAACTTCAGAACGTGCTTTTGAAGAAGAAGCAAAGCTCTCCGGCTTTTCAGCCGCTCCTGTAAAACAGGAAGGGGAAGCGATTGCTTATGATAACGCACAGGAAGCGTGGGCGGCTCGATACAATCACGAAACCATTGCAATGGGGTTTTCGATTACTGAAGAAGCAATGGAGGATAACCTCTATGATTCTTTATCTGCTCGATACACCAAAGCGTTAGCTAGAGCAATGTCTTATACCAAGCAAGTAAAAGGAGCAAACATATTAAACAATGCGTTTGATTCTAATCATACTTATGGTGATGGCGTTGTGCTTTGTAGCACCGCTCACCCTCTTGTATCTGGTGGAACCAACTCCAACCGTCCTGCAACAGCTTCTGATTTAAACGAAACTTCTTTGGAAGCGGCTGTTATTCAGATTTCTAACTGGACAGATGAGCGTGGTTTATTGATTGCAGCCAAGCCTAGAAAGTTGATTATTCCAGCCGATTTGCAATTTGTTGCAACTAGACTGTTAGATTCACAAAATAGGGTTGGTACAGCAGATAATGATATCAATGCGATTAGAACAATGGGTGTTATTCCAGAAGGTTATTCTGTGAATAATTTCCTAACGGATACTAACGCTTGGTTTATTACCACAGACATTCCAAATGGTCTGAAGCATTTTGTTCGTACTCCAATGAGTACTAGCATGGATGGAGACTTTGATACTGGAAATGCGCGATATAAAGCTCGTGAAAGGTATTCATTTGGCGTATCTGACCCATTAGGAGTATTTGGAAGCCCCGGATCATCCTAATGAAATACAGCAAGGGGGTACTTAGTACCCCTTTTGCTTTATCTGGGAACATTAGCCCTAGCGACTGACCCAGCAGACGCTTACCAAGACTCTAGGGCAAAACCTTTGGTAAGGAGGAATTACAATGGCAGTTCATTTTACTGGCCCGATTCTACACGCAGGTAAAGACGGAACTAAAAAATGGTTCGAGAATTTACCCTCTTCACAAGATCCTGATTATGTTTTCTATATGGACGACTTTACTGGGATTGCTTTAGATACAACTAATGACTGGACTCTTATAAAAGACAGTTCAGCTACGGCTGCTTTAGGTGCAGATGCAGAAAGCGGAACGCTGGTTCTAACTTCGCAAGCTACCACTGATAATGATGGTGCTTCTGTACAAGGCAACGAAATATTTGCAGTTAATTCTGGTCGTGACATTTGGTTTGAAACTAAATTATTTGTTACTGATGCAGAAGGGGACAACACAGAAATTTGTGTTGGTTTAACTGTAAATTTTGCAACTAACCCAGAAGCCATGCTAACGGCTGCTGACCGAATTGTTTTTCAGGTAGATGATGGCGATAGTAATATTGATTGCATCACTGAAAAAGACGGTACAGCCACTACTACTGATTCTGGTGTAGACATTGTAAGTGGCACATACGTAACACTTGGTTTTCATGTTAAAGAAACTAATTCTGTAGAATTTTTTGTAAACAGAAATAAAGTAGCTACTCATACAGCTAACATTCCTGATGATGAAAACCTTGCTATAGGCGCAATGGAACTTTCTGGTTCAGCTACTGGAACCAAATCAATGACTATTGATTATTTGTTTGCTTCACAAACAAGATAGGGGATAGATAATGGCTGAGAAAAAAGAAAAAGCTGCTCCTAAAAAGACAGCAAGTAAACCTAAAAGTTCTGACCTTCCTCCTGTAGGAAGTGCTGAATATAAATCTTTAGTTTTACAAGGTATCATTAAAGAAAAATAGTGAGGTAAGTTATGGCACTTTCAGATGTACAAGCGGTATTTTTTACTGCTGACACTAATGCTGCTGACGTTGCTTCTGTATCAGCTAATGAGCGACCCAACACCTCTTTTACTATAGGTGGAACAGATACTTCTGGAGGTGTCGCTACTTTTTCTGCTGGTAGGATTATTACCTGTACAACTACAGGAACTGGAGATAGTGGTAAAACTGTTACGATTACCGGGACAGATGTTAACGGTGATGCACAAACAGAAGTTATTACGCTTCCGGGGTCAGCAACTACAACAGCAGGAACTAAATATTTCAGAACAGTGACGGCTGCTGAAGCATCAACACAACCTGCGGCTAACGTGTCTATTGGCATGAGTGGGGCAGCAGGAGATGTAATTTTTGCAGGACGGTCACGCCTTAAAGGTGTATTTACTGTTAATTCTGCAACAGCAGGAGTTATTAATTTTACCAACGCATCCCCAGCAGGTACGGCATTAATGAAACTTGGTACAGTTGCTTCGGCCACAGTATCAAGAGATGTTACTGTGCCTGATGAAGGTGTGGTATTTAGTGACGGTGTGTATATTCAATACACAGTTTCCACTTTTACAAATATGACCGCATTTCATGCGTAGGAGTTAAAAATGGTTAAGAATAAAGGTTTTAGTAAATTACCTAAAGACGTACAAAAGAAAATGATGAAGAAAATGGCCGAAGGCGGTGCGGTTAAAAAGACTGGATTGCGTGGCGGTGGTATGCTTAAAAAGATGGCTGAAGGTGGAAAAGTTAAAGGTAAAATGGTCAAAAAGACTGGGATGAGAAAAAAATCTATTGATGGGATTGCTCGTAAGGGTAAAACCAGAGGAACAAATAGGTAGTATGTATGACAACATCATCAACAGCATCATTCAATCTCGATTTAAATGAGATTGTAGAGGAGGCATTTGAACGGGCAGGATCTGAACTACGGTCAGGATATGACTTAAAAACAGCTAGACGCTCGTTGAATCTGTTGTTTGCAGAGTGGGCTAATCGTGGCATTAATTTGTGGACGATTGAAGAAGGCACACAGTTATTAACTTCTGGAACAGCTACCTATAATCTTGCTGTTGATACGGTTGATTTGATAGAACACGTTATACGTACTGGGTCAGGTACTACGCAATCTGACCTAGCTCTATCTAGGATAACGGTGTCTAACTTTGCAGCTATTCCTAACAAGACTACAACAGGTAGACCTACCCAGATATACATAGACCGTAAAAGCGGTGCTACTGAGTCTAGTGGGGTGCAAAACCCCACGGTCACTCTATGGCCTGTGCCGGACAGTGCAGACACTTATACGCTAGTGTATTGGCGGTTAGCCAGAATACTAGATGCAGGGGATGGTTTTAATACAATGGATGTACCATTCAGGTTTTTACCTGCGTTAGTTGCTGGGCTTGCGTATCATCTAGCTATGAAAATACCGGGATCAGAACAACGTGTACCTATCCTTAAACAGATGTATGACGAGGCTTGGTTACTTGCTTCTGATGAAGATAGGGATAAAGCCTCTTTGTTAATCACTCCGCAAATATATTACGTGAACTAATATGGCTCAGAAATTCGCATCAGCTAAAAATGCAATTGCAAACTGTGACCGATGTGGGTTTCAGTATAAGTTGAAGCGTCTTAAAGAAATATTTATTCGCGCACATGGCACTAATATTCTGGTATGTCCGACTTGTTGGGAACCAGATCAACCACAAAATTTTGTAGGGTTATATCCAGTTAATGACCCACAAGCCATTAGAAATCCAAGACCTGATAATTCTTATGAACAGACAGAAAATAGTGTTGGCAGTAGAGTTATACAGTGGGGATGGTATCCAGTAGGATTTAATGATAATGACGGGTTAACGCCCAATGATTTAAAAGCAACAGGAGCGATAGGATCGGTAACGGTTACTACCTCATAGGAGTTATAGATGAAAGAACCAAAAGCAGACGCAAATCAACCTAAACCTGTACCTGTTCCTAATATGTGTGGGTATCCAAATAATATACCTAACACGCAAACACAACAGATGAAAGGTAAAGGCGCAGCGACTAAAGGCACTGGGTTTAGTAAAAATTCAGATTAATCATTATGAACTATGCAAGCCTAAAAACAGCTATAGAGTCTTATGTAGAAAATAGTTTCACTACAACTGACATTAATTTGTTTATTACACAAGCTGAACAACGTATTTATAATACCGTGCAGATAGCTAATATACGTAAAAATGTAACGGGTAACGTATCTGCGGATACTCCTTACTTAACCTTACCTAATGATTGGTTAGACACATTTTCACTAGCAGTAATAGATGGCAGTAATAACTACAATTATCTAATAAATAAAGATGTTAATTTTATACGGGAAGCCTATCCTGTACAGGGATCTAATAAAGGACTTCCGCAATACTACGCACTTTTTGATGATACAACTTTTATTTTAGGGCCAACACCTGATTCTGCGTACTCAATGGAATTACATTACTACTATTACCCAGAATCTATTACCGTTGCTTCTAGTGGGACAAGTTGGTTAGGAGATAATTTTGATTCAGTGTTATTGTACGGAAGTATTCTTGAAGCCTACATATTTATGAAAGGTGAACCAGATGTAATGGCAGAGTATCAAAAACGATACGACGCAGCGTTAGCTATGTTAAAACAATTAGCTGAGTACAAAAACCGTAACGATTCGTATAGAGCAGGACAAGGAAGAAGAGCCGTTGTTTAACCTAAGTGTAGAATCAAATATTGGAACCCCTACGGTAGTTACTACAACAGATAGAGGGATGAATGCTGAAGAATGGGCAGAGTTAGCTGTTAAACGTATTGTTGATGTTTCTATGGATGCTCCTATGCCGTTACGAGAACAAGCACTTGCTTATCAAAATCACATAAAAGCCTTGTTAGTAGATTATTTTCACAAAGTGGCTCAAAGTGAAAGAGCAACTATAAAAGTAATATTAGAAAAACAAGGTTATGCTGATATAGCGAAAAACATAGAGGATATTTAGATGGCAATAACACAAGCAATGTGTACAAGTTTCAAGAAGGAATTGCTTGAAGCTAAACACAATTTTCTCAATAGTGGAGGCGACACCTTTAAATTAGCTTTATATACAAGTTCTGCTTCTTTAGATGCGTCTACTACAGCGTACACTACAAGTAACGAGGTAAGTGGCACAGGATATTCTGCAAAAGGCAACACATTAACTCGTGTTGATCCGACCACAAGTGGCACAACTGCGTTTACTGATTTTGCGGATACTACGTTTAGTTCTAGTACGATTACTGCTCGTGGCGCATTAATTTTTAATGAAGATACTTCTGGTGATACATCCGTATTAGTGTTGAATTTTGGTTCGGATAAAAGTTCTAGTTCAGGTGATTTTACAATTGCTTTTCCTGCGGCAGATGCGAGTAACGCAATTATAAGGATTGCGTAAAAACAATGGCTGCTGGTTGGGGACGAGGAGGTTGGAGTAGCGGTAAGTACGGGTTACCTACTTCCATAGATGTTACAGGGGTTGCTGCTACAGGCGCAGTAGGTTCTGTTACAATTACCGAAGGTTCAGGAGTAACAGTTAGTGCAACAGGGGTTGCTGGTACAGGTGCAGTAGGCTCTGTCACCATTACTCAAGGCACAGGAGTAACGGTTAGTGCAACAGGGGTTGCTGGCACAGGCGCAGTTGGTTCTGTTGCTGTATCTACTGATAATACTATTGCCGTAACTGGAGTAGCTGCTACAAGTGCAGTTGGGTCTGTAGTTGTTCAACTTCCAAAAACAGTATCCGTTACAGGAGTTTCTGGCACAAGTGCTATAGGGTCTGTAACTGTAACTGAAGGCACAGGTGTTAGCGTATCAGCTACAGGGGTATCTGCGACAGGTAGCGTAGGTAGTGTATCAGTCGAAGAAGGGGCAGGAGTTGATGCAACAGGGGTATCTGCGACAGGTAGTGTAGGTAGTGTATCAGTCGAGACAGGGGTAGGAGTTAATGTAACAGGAGAATCTGCTACGGGTAGTGTTGGTTCGGTAACTGCTACAGGTAAAGCAGTTGTCTCTCCAGAAGGCGTTGAAGCAACTATTATTACAGGAGGAGGGCAAGTATGGGGATTGATAGATGATTCACAAACAATAACATGGACTGCGGTAAATGATTCACAAACAGTAACATGGACTGCGGTGGATGATTCTCAAACAGTAACATGGACTGCTGTTGATACTACACCAACTACTGTTTTTACAGTTACAGTAGCTTCTAAAACAGGAGGTGGTAACGCTTTTTATATAGATGGTGTAGAGCGTCCAGTGCTTACATTAACAGAAGGTAAAACTTATAAATTTGATTTATCTGATGGCACTACTGGTTCACATCCTTTTAGGTTATCTACTACTTCTGATGGAACGCATGGAGGAGGTTCTATTTATTCAGACGGTGTTACAATAGTTGGCACACAAGGACAATCTGGAGCTTATTTACAGATAGTAGTTGCAACAGATGCGCCTACATTGCATTATTTTTGTACAGCACACAGTGGTATGGGTAATGAGATAAATACACCTGTTCAGTATACAAGTGTCACATTAAGTCAAGAACCAGATTGGCAAAATATAGCAGCATAGGAAAATAATATGGCAAGCTCATACGATAATGATTTAAGACTTGAAGAACAAGCTAGTGGTGAAAACTCTACTTCGTGGGGTGATAAGACTAATAACAATCTTGAGTTAATTGCAGAAGCATTTGGATATGCTACTGAAGCTATAACAACTAATGCAGATACGCATAGTACAGTAATTGCAAATGGTAGTACTGATCCGGGTCGTGCGATGGTGCTTAAATATACTGGAACGCTTGACAGTACCTGTACGATTACAATTTCACAAGAAAATTCAGGTAGTACAGTATATACAACCTCAAAACTCTGGTACATTCAAAATGCTACTAGCGGCTCTCAGGATATTGTTATTGCATCAGGTTCGGGGGCAAATGTTACTATTGCTAACGGCCAGACAAAATGTATTTATACTGATGGTGCTGGTAGTGGTGGGGCTGTTATAGATACTTTTGCTGCACTGTCTGCTGTTGATTTATTTGTTGATGATGACCTAACACTTCAAAGTGATGGGGCTGTTATTAATTTTGGCGCGGATAGTGATGTATCTTTAACACACAATGCAGATTCAGGACTTACGTTATCAGCAGGAGCAAATGCTACCCAACTAAATCTTACTTCAACAAACGATGGCGATACTGCGGCTCCAACTATTGCTTTAATTAGAGATTCTGCTTCACCCGCAAATGATGACCAACTAGGTTATTTAAATTTTGTAGGTGATGATGCCCCTACTGATGGATCAACCGCATCACAACATTCTTACGCTCAAATATATGCAGTTATTACTGACATTACATATACCGAAGAAGATTCATGGCTTTACATAAACACTATGGCAGCGGGTTCTGCTGCTAATAATTTAATTGTAAAAAATAATTCAGTTTCCTTTAAAGTAGGTAATACAGTAACCCATAACCAAGGTTTTGCTGAAAATACAAAAATGGTTTTTTACCAATCTAGTGCGCCTACAGGGTGGACTATAGATGATACACAAAATAATAAAGCGTTAAGAGTAGTAAGTAGTTCTGGTGGTAATACAGGAGGTAGTGTAGCGTTTACAACTGCTTTTGCTAGTAAATCGGTAACAGGTAGTATAGGTGGCAATACAGCTAATCACCAGTTGGATATATCTGAAATACCTGCACACACGCATACAGTTAGCTACGCTTCTAATGATGCTACTGGAGTTGCTCGTAATGGTGCAGGAGGAGCTAGTGGTACGTTTACTTCGGGTTCTGCTGGAGGTGGTGGTTCTCATAGACATGGAGCTTCAGGTTTAACTTTTTCTGGAACAGCTATAAATTTAGCGGTTCAATATTGTGACGTAATGATTTGCGTAAAGGGTGCTTAATGGAAATAAAACCTAAAAATACTTGCCCGTTAAATAATTTTGAACCCTGCAAAGAGTTAGAATGTGGGTGGTTTATGAAAGTTGTAGGCAAAGACCCGCAAAGTGATAAAGATATTGAAGAATGGGGTTGTGCAGTAACGTGGATGCCTGTTTTAACGATTGAAAATAGTCAACAACAAAGACATACAAGCGCAGCCGTTGAATCGTTTAGAAATGAAATGGTTAAATCAAACGAGGCTTCGCAACAAGTTTTACTACAAGCGACCGCAGCAAAATTAGCCCTAGTAGGTAAAAAATGACTAGTAGTTATACCGTAAACAGTGGGATCGAAAAACCCGGAATAGGAGATCAGGAAGGCACTTGGGGTAATACTGTTAACACCAACATGGATATTATAGATCGTGTTTTATCTGGCGTTGGTTCTATTTCATTATCTGGGACTACTCACACTTTAACCACTACTGACGGTACGTTAACCGATGGTATGTACCGGGTGCTTGTATTTACAGGTGCGTTAGGTGCAAACAATACGGTTACTATCAGCCCCAACGATCAAGATAAATTATATTTTGTAGTTAATAACACGACAGATAGTGGTAGTAGTGGGCCGTACTCTGTCATTATAAAACAGGGTACAGGAGATACTGTTACCGTAGAAAACGGAAGAGCCGATATTGTTTACGCAGATGGTGCGGGTTCTGGTGCTGCGGTAGTTAGTCTTGGTACACAAATCGGTAAACAATCGTTTGATGTGTTTAATTATGTAGCTACTGCGGGGCAAACCACGTTTTCTGGGGCAGATGCTGCAAGCCAAACATTAGCCTATAGCGTGGGTAATTTGTTTGTAACTGTTAATGGTACGGTGTTAAAGACAGGTACAGATTATACAGCAACAAACGGTACAAGTATTGTACTGACAGATGCAGCTACCGTAGGCGATGAAATCAGTATTTTTGCGTTTAATACTTTTTCTGTTGGCCCTTCAAAAACTATTACTTTATTCAAGTATTCTGCAACCGCAGGGCAAACTACATTTACTGGGTCGGACAGTGCATCACAGACGTTAGCGTATACCGCAGGAATGATTATAGTTACTTTAAATGGGGTAGTGTTAGATACAAGCGATTACACTGCATCTAAT